AGGGGTCTGCGCGACCTTGCCATGCAGTGCTTTCTGTGGAGGGCAAGGGTTTCCTGGCACGCCTTCGCTGGTGTGATGACACACAACTACTGCTGCTCCAGTTTCTCTAGCCCACCACTTAAGTTCCTTCATCAAGGTTCGTAGTCCACCCCACTCATCTTGTGAATCCATCGTTACATCTACTGCATTATCCAATACGATTAAACGCACATCTTCACCCAGTCGCTCACGAGAAGCAAGGACTGCATCTTCAATGTCTTTAAGTGTTGGTGATGAATCAAACTCCCACATGATGTGGTCAGCAGGCTTGAGCATTTGTGCTGCCCAATCTCTGTCTGCTTCCATCAATGGTTCTACATCTGACTGTTGCTTACCTGTAAGTAATGCAAGTAGACGAAGGCTCATGGTGTGTGAGTGTGTATCTGCTGAAATGTAAAGAGTTGGAACTTTTGCACGGACTGCCAAGGACAGAGCAAGCGTTGACTTGCCTGCCCCTGGCGGTCCAGCAATCATGCTTACCTCGCCGTAACGGATTGCTATTTGCTGCGCTGCAAGAGATTGCCACACAACAGGAAGTGTTGCTCCCCCTTGTGATGCAGTTTTAATAGCACGGCTGAGTAGGCGCATGGTTTATGCAGGTACCTTGTTATTGCAAGCCTGTCCCTGAGGTTGTGGGCAAGCATAGAAGCCCTTATATGGGCGACCAGTTGCCTTTGCAATACCTGCTGGTACTAAACGCATTGGTCCTGCACCGCATGTACATTGTGGTACGCCTGCACCTGCTGGCTTATAGCCTGCTGGTGCTTGAGTTACTACCTGTGCATTAGGAAATGCTGCAGCGATTGCTGCTGGTACTGCAGGTGCTGGGTTAGCCATGCCTTCAACTGTTGTTTCAAGGTCAATCAATGCAGCCATGCGCTGAGTAATTGCATCTAGCAAACCATCTAGTTCAGTGGCATCGTTAGCACGAAGGTTAATCAACATGCCATCTTTTTTTGTCTTGAAGTTAATTTGAATTGCTGCTTCGGTGGTGCTCATTTGTTTTCTCCTATAAGTATTTCAGGGTAGAGGTGAGAGTCTTTACCGCCAACTGCATAGCACGCACTGTTAACAGAGCATGTGCCACACATAAAACCAACTGATGGGATAAAGATTTTATTTTCCATGGCTAACTCAAAGCCCTTAGCCCATGAACCAAGGCGTGCCTCAGTGTATCGGTCAAGGTTCGCTGGCTGAGTAAGTTCCCCAGTGCGTGCCATAAAGTATGAGCCAAGTGCAGGGCGAACACCAAAGGTTTTCTCCACAAGAATTGCGTAGATACCAAGTTGAGTAAGCGAGGCAGGTTCCTTAGAACTTGTTTTAATATCCACGATTACTAACTCACCAGTCGGTGCAACCATCAGTCGGTCTAGGAACGCCTTGATAGGCACGCCTCCAACTTCCTGATTAAGTTCTGTTTCAATGGCTTGCTCACCAGTGGGTGTTTCCCACATAGTCCAGCCACTGTCTTGACGGAACTGTGTCCAAAAGTCAACCATCTTTGGACCAGCATCTAGCCACCACGCTGCATCTTCCTTATTAGGAAATGCTTTGGTAGCCCTTCCACCTGCACGCCAAGGCATGCCGTTGTCTGCATCCTTGTAGTTGCGGTCCCATGCCTCGTTGAAGGCAGTGGTTGGGTCGAAGGTTTTATCTGTGCCATGGTATAGACGGTCATAAAGTTCAGTGCTTTCGTGCACTGCTTTACCACCTGCTAACCAGTATGATGGTTGTTCAGGGACACGCTGGATTCGTGATAGGTAGAACTGCCAACCACAACTAAGCCATGTATTTAGCGCAGAGTGACTGACATAATTCTTACCTGTTACTTGTTCAAGTGTCATGTATCTTCCTTTCAATAGAGGAGATTACTACACAAAGTCTGCTCTATTGTGCGACACGCCAACGCTGAATTACACCCATGTATTTTAAATTGTGACTACACTCCTGTTCGTGCAGCGGAAGGGTGTAATAGCGAGGCTCCTCAAGAGTCGAGCGAAGCCACCACTAATAGTTAACCTGCGTGGTATTCCCTCAAGTGTGTGCCTAAATTGTGGGCATCTTGTCTTTCAAGTTGGCTGCATGTTTGAAGATAATGACATAAGCCTATGGTTTACCGATGCTAAATGTGCTGACTGTGGAGCACTGGTAACCGTACCTACACCAGCGGATGATAATGAAACTAATTTTAGTTCTGATTGTAACGATTGAACAGTTTGTACTCTACAAGTTAGCGTTTAAACTTGGAGTGCAACGAGAACAACGGGCACGCTTGCGCCGTTTAAACGCACTGCGAAAGTTAATTCGTACTCGTGAGTAGTTATGATTACAAGTGCGCCAAGTGTGGAATCTCTTACACAGTAGAGCGCTCTATCCATGAGGAATCAATAGCACCTATGTGTGACTGTGGCATGCAAATGGAGCGAGTGTGGACTGCACCGCCTGTTAAGTTTAATGCCAGTGGTTTCTACTCTACTGGAGGATAAAACAAAAAAGCCCCCCGCTAAAAAGCGAGGGGCTAATCTGTTTAAACTATTACTTCTTTAGACCAAACTCTGGTGCTGACTTATCAAGTGCCTTCATGATTGGACCAACTAAACCTGCAACAAAGGCTGTAGCCAGTGTCTTTGGGTCATGCTGCCCTGCTGTGTAAAGCGCAACTGCTGATGCTGCTGCTGCTCGTAAGTATGAAAGTGCAACTTGTTTTGCTTTTTCTCTGTCTAACATGTTTCTCCTTATGATTTAAAGACTGGCTTACCAAAACCAACAACTGTCACTGCTTGTGACCTGCGTAGTTTGGAGCCGTTCTTTTTCTTAAACGCTCTGACCTTGAGGCATACCTCTCCGCCATTGCGTTGGTCACCCTTCTTATCAGGGGCAGTGTTGCCCTCAATGCAAGTGACTGTGCCATCACCGTTATCTTTAACGACAATGCCAACATGTGAAATGCGGTCTACTCCATCGTTTGGAAAGTCAAAGAATACAATGTCGCCAGGTAGTGGAGTTGCCTCATCACTTGCCTTCTCCCATTGGTTCTTCTTCATAAACGCAGTAGCACCTGCAACTGTAGATACGCATGAAGGAATTTTTAAACCCACTTCATTAGCGCACCACATAACAAATGAGCCACACCATGGCAAGAAGTTTGCCTTAGTGAAAGCACCATACTTAGTTTCGTTATCCTTTGGACCTTCAATCACGCCAATCTGTGAGCGTGCTGCTGCAATAAAGTCTGCTCTTTGTCCCATACTATTCCGCCTTCTTCTTATCTACCTTGGCAAATGCTGCGTTGATTTCATCAGCATCTAACTTTCCATCGGCTAGATAGAAGCGAGCGAGCGCTTCAATTACTGTTGCTGCACCAAGTGCACCAGCAAGAACTGCTGCCTGCCACACTTCAATACCAACAAGAGAACCTGCACCAATTACACCAAGTGCTTCGGCTGCAATTACTGCAACGATTCGCATTATTACATTTTTAAATGTATCCATTATTCATCCTTTGGGTTGCGTAGTGGGTAAGTAATAGCCCAAGCAGCAAGCGTTCCTGCAATGGCGTAACCAACTACTGTCTTGGCTGAACCATCAAGGACAACCCAGGCAATGAACATGCCAAGTAGTGTCCATAGTTGGTCAACCATGTCTTTCATTATTTTCTTCATGGTTTTCTCCTATAGGCTGCTGCTCCTGCCATGCCTGCTGCATTAACTGCAGCCTGCCCAGCAATGACTGATGCGACAATAATCTTTTCTGATTCTGCTCTTTCTTCTTCTGACATATCAGCACCAATGCTTGCCAATGCAAGGAGTGCTTGTGCTGGGTCAGTAAAAATTGCTTCCACCAACGCTGCTGGATTTTCTAATACAACAAGCGCTGCTGCTACCTCTGCTGTGATAACAACTTCGTTACCGTTCTCATCTTGACGAACTTCAACAGGTGTGTCAGGTGGTAAATCTTCATAAGTTAAACCAGCATCTTGGATAGCCTGTGCTGTAACTGGCTCACCTTGTGCTGCTTCAATGATTGCTTCTGCTACCGCTGCTCGTTCCTCTGGTGTAGAATTTTCTGTAGCCACAACAGGTGGCGCAGGTTCTATAGCAGGGGGTTGTGGTGCAGGTTCAGGAGCAAGTTCGGGAACTTGAGGAGCAGGAACTTCCTCTGCTGGAGGCTCAGGTGCTGGAGCAGGAGGCTCCTCAACTGGAACAGGCGGTTCTTCTGCAGGGGCAAGAGGCGCTTCTTCTACTGGCAAAGGTTCGGGAGCAGGTGCTTCGACTGGAGGTTCTTCTACGGGCACAGGCTGGGGTGCTGGCTCAGGTTGAGGCAGAGGTTCTGGACTTGGCTCTGGGGGTTGGACTGCAACAGGTGGTTCTGGAGCGGGGTCAACAGGTGTTGGCGCAGGTTCAGGTTCAGGTAAAGGAGTAGGCACAGGTGTGGGTTGTGGCTGTGGTTGTGGCTCCACTACTGGTGGCACTACTGGTGTGGGCGCTGGTTCAACAGGAACAGGAGTAGGCTGTGGCTCTGGGTTTGGGAGTGGCGTTGGCAGTGGTGATGTTACTGTACTGGTATCAACAGAAGATGTAACAGTAGAAGTATCAACAGAAGGAGTTGGAGATGCACTACTCGCAGGGATATTTGTTGGCACAGGTTCAGGCGTTGGAGTTACAGTTGGTGCAGGAGAAGGCGAAGCGCTTGGTTCTGCAGTCGGAGTTGGACTCGGCTCAGGTGAGGGCGATGGACTCGGAGTTGGAGTTGGCTCGCTTGAAGGCAAAGGTGTAGGTGCTATGCCATTGTAATAAAGCGTACTCTCAGAAGCCGTAGTAGATACATAAGTTTTATATTGTCCTTGTGTACCAATGGAACAAAAGAGTGCAGCAATATTACCTTTGCCCTCAAAGAATCCAGTTGTATTATCCCAACCAACTCTAAACTCTTTGGCTGTGCCACCTTCATTAGCGCAGGTAACAGTTATCTGACCTGTCTGTTCTGCGTTGGCATACGGTAAACAAAAGATGGAGGTTCCACATACTAGGAACCAGACTGCAAGTAAACGGGGAAGTTTCACTTGTACCTTTCAATTAGTTGTTGCGTTCACACAAGATTTCATAGATGCGGTCAACTCGTTGTTCCAGTCTGTCAACGGAATCACGGAGGCTTGAGCCTGAATTGGGGCGAAGTTCGCTGAGGTAATGTTTAACTAGCCAGCGTATTGCTGCTGAAAAACCTACAACGATTGTCATGATTGAAACTGCTAAGGCAGCCCAGTTTTCTGGTGTCATGTTTAAACAACCGTTCTGGCTATAAGCGTAATGATTCCGCCAAATCCTGTGTAGTTACGATTAGCAGGAGTAGAGCGAGTAAATGTAACTTGGTCAATGATGACTTCCGTTGGCTCTCCACCTTGGTTAAAGTCTTGAAGAATAACTGTTTGTCCATTGGCTTCAATAGTTTCTAGTGCGTTTAAACGCTCTCTTGAATAACCTTCATAGCCAATCATGTTACCTGTTTTGTCTGTTTCTTTGTCATAACAGAACAGTGGAATCTGTAATACACGAGCACGAGTAGGTGTTGGCAAAGCCTTAACAGCAATACCTACTACTACTGGACCAACGGTTGCATCTGTAGAGTTACGAGTAAGAGTAAGTTTAAACGATGCATCAGGTGATGTTTCTGTATACGCATTACCTAAGTCAATATCAGCAGCAGTGCTGTTGCCTTCATAAAGCGTAGTAATAACAGTGTCCGATGTCGGACCAATCTTATAGACTTCAATATCACCATCTGCTATATCGTCAGTAGTACGAATACGAATACGCTTCCATGCTTTGTTCTCCATGGTGTCGTAACGAATACGAGCGTTGCGGATTTGTCCAGATTCAACCAGGTCTGTTGCATGCTGCAACCAAATGCCACTACCATCAATAGAAAAAGCAACTAAGTTTGTGTTACCAAATATACGCACAGACCTTACGGTTCCAGTGGTTGCATCGGCGTAAACATCTGTTGCACGGGCATATACACCAGTAGAAATAGGTTGGGCATAACCAGATAATGTAATTGGTTGACCAAGATTGATGCGTGTAGTTCCTGAGTTGCTGTTTACTTGATTAGTGTTACCAGCCCAGATGTAAGAGTCACGCCCTTCAAAATCATAGACACCGTTTTCATTGTGGAATACCAATGGTCCGTATGTCATGTCAGCGTTTTGGTCAAGAGTTGCAATACGAGCGCCTTTGTTTGTTCCAACTAAAATGTATGTTCCAAGGTAACTGTATAGCGAAGTAATGATTTCACCTCTTGGCATAACTGCTGCAGTTACAATAGTTCCCAGCGCCCCAGTGTTATCTACTTGTAATTTATAGATAGCAGAGTGCTCGCCAGCATAACCACCAAGGTAGATAGCATTAGTTCCTTCGGTAATGCCTGCCCATTGCCACAATGCAGGCACTAAAGTTGACCCGTTAATAAGGTCGCCTTGAGAAACGGTCATCGATGGTTTAATTTGAACAACAGGCGCACCACCATGGGATACAAATGTAAGTTCATAGGCTGAGTAGGTTCCATCAGTAAATCCAAACGCAGCAATAATACGATTTTTAACATATTTTAAAGTTGCTTGTGATGCCGTTAAACCATCATAACCATAATGTTTATGAACGGTTCCATCAGATAGTTGAACATCGTAAACGCCAGCAGTTGTAGCAACATATAAATATGTGCCATTAGATGTGGTAGCAAGGATGGTTTCATTAGTAAATGATGAGAAGTTAACAAGGGCAGTAGATGTGCCAGAACTTGTGATTTTATACATTGCTGTGGTTTGTGTGGTGCGTGGTTCCATATCGGTAGCAACAAGGAAGGCAACACCTGCACTACTAGCGCCTGTATCTATCTTGCACTTGCCAGTAAAAGCCTGAACAAGGGTAGTCTTTTTAAGTAGGCTTATCTCACCTGGAGTCCACACATCTATGCCATAGGAATCACGGTAGCGGAAACGAACTTCTGAATCGTTACCTTCCATCGGCTCAGAAAACAAGATGCCCTCGCCGTAATGCCATGATGATTGTGAGCGAGTCCAATAGCCTGAACCACCAAGAGTGTGCTCGCCTGGGTCACGCATCTGGTCTACACGCTGAACACGAAACTCTGCAGTCTGTCGCTTGTATGGTGTGCTGTCTGTAACTGCCATAATAAATGGCAAACCACCAACAGCCATGTCAAATGCGTTAGCGTTTAAATCGTAGTATGTAGAAAGGCGACCCGATAAATCAATTATCGTGCGGTCTGAAATATCGGGGGAACGACTAGCCACTGTATCTCCTTATATTAGAAATAGAAAAATGAGCAGTTTAAACGCATGCTCAGGCGTATAACGAATTGTTATTATCTAGCAGGTGCCTCTACCCATGAGGTTGTTGCTTCATCCCATGTGTACAACTTGTCATCTGTAGGCATAGCAGTAGGTGCTTCCCATAGGTATGTATCTTGATTCAAAGACCAAGAAGGATATGGTGATGGTGCAATAAAACCAGTGCCATCCCACGCATATCCAATACCTGCATAATTTTTATGCAATGGAGTTCCACCAAGTTTATGTTGATTGCCATAAGTATTGTAAGAAGTTTGAATCCAAGTACCACCTAGATTAGTTTCGCACCACTCTGCTGTATCAGCAACAATAACTTGTTCAACAACTCCATCTACAATTTTTGCAAAATGAGCCATTATTCCTTTTCCTTTTCTTCACCATAAAGAGTAGAAGTATTAAGTAACTTTACATCTCGTTTAGTTACAATTCCACCTTTTTCATCTAATTGTGTTTTTGCTTCTTTTTCGGAATCAGCAACTATATGAACAAGCATTACAACTTCATAACTAAAAAGTTGTGTGACTTTCTTTTCTTTAACAGATGTTAGATTTTCTTTAGTCATGATTTCTCCTTAGGCTGCGTAACGAATAACAACTATACCAGAACCACCTTGACCACCTGTTGCGCTAGTAGTACCGCCAGCACCACCACCGCCACCACCTGTGTTTGCAGTACCTGATGTTCCATTAGCACCACCGCCTCCAGTCAGAGAGCCACCTTGACCACCGCCACCATTACCGCCTGCTGCGCCTAATGTTCCATAACCTTTTGAGTAACATCCACCGCCACCACCGCCAGCGTACATTTTTCCATCAAGTGCTGTTAAGCCAACACCACCAGGAGTAGGTGAAGCATTTGAACCAGCGTTTGCTGCTGCTGCTCCTGCACCACCGCCACCTCCGCCTGGGTCTGAACCACCAAAGGAACCAGCACCACCAGCGTAACCTTGATTTGCAGTTCCAGAACCACCAGAACCATTAAATCCACCACCGCCAGAACCGCCAGTTCCGCCAGTAGATTCACCACCGTATCCACCACCAGTAGATGTGATAGTTGTGGTTCCAGCAAATGCGCTATTACTTCCAGCAACACCATTTGCTCCACCGCTACCTGGAACTGTACAGCCTGCGCCACCTGCTCCAATAGTTACTGTGTATCCAGTTGCAGATAAAGATTGTGTAGAAAGAGAAGCACCTCCGCCACCAGAACCACCTACTGTGCTTCTGTAACCGCCAGCACCTCCACCACCACCTCCGCGACCCTGATAACCAGCACCGCCACCACCGCCAGCAACGACAACAAAGTCAACGGTTAAAGATTGCAAAGGAGTAAATGTTCCTGATGATGTAAATGAGTGATACCAATAAGTACCATCATAATGAATAGTTCCGCCAGTTGCTTTTGCAACAGCGTTAGATGCTATAAATGTTCCTGATGAATTAAATTGATGGATTGTATAAGAACCGTTAGTTGTTTTAATTCCACCATAAGTTGTGTATCCAGCAGCAATAGCAGAAGTTAAAGCACGAAGAATTACAACGCCTGATGCACCTGCGCTACCAGGAACGCTACCGCCAACTCCACATCCACCACCCCCGCCACCTGTATTTTGTGTAGCAATACCAGGTTGCAAATTTCCGTTTCCACCATCAGCACCACCGCCTGCACCGCCAAAACCTCTTTCGGTTGACAGAACAGTAGAACCGCCTCCGCCTCCACCGCCAGCGTATGTAACTGATGAGCCAGTAATTGACACTGCAACACCAGTTCCACCATTTCCACCTCTTAAAGGTGAATTAGCAGTATTGCCACCTACCGCACCAGCGCCACCACCGCCTGCGTGACCATAAGGTGTTCCTGTGGCAACATAATTACCACCGCTGTAACCTTGTGGTGGACTTGAAGTTCCAGCACCACCAACACCCGTGCTGTAAGTACCACCACCGCCAGAACCGCCAGCAGCACCATTTTGAGTTCCTGATTGGCTTCCACCACCACCGCCACCAACGGTGGAGATAGTTGTACCACCCAAAGTAACTGATGAAGTGTTGCCATTTGTACCAATAGTTCCAACACCGCCAGGACCACCAGCACCAACAGTTACAGTGTTAGCAGTAAGATAGTTAATAGTTAAAGCAGTTTCTAATGAACCACCACCGCCAGTGTTAGTTACAGTAGAGCGTAGACCTCCTGCTCCACCACCTCCGCCACCAATACCTGATGAGTTTTCAGAGCCACCTCCACCGCCACCTGCTACAACAAGGTAGTCAATACTTAATGGTGCTAGTCCAGCACCTTTCATACCGCCAAAACCCCTAACGGATGCTCCTGCTAATGTACTGATAAGTGGCATTATTAAATCTCCTTATTAGGCAAACTTTGTTTGTGTTTCAAGAACAGTAAATGTTGCTGATGCTGTCTTGATAATTGTAAATGAGTAAGCATCAATAGCAGATGCGTTACCTGATGAAATAGCAGCAGGAACTTTTGGAGTTACTGTAGTACCATCAATTTGAATTGTGTTTGGATAGTAAGCAGTAGTTCCATTGGTATTAAGCCACACAAGAGTAATGCAATCTCCTACTGCCAAAGCAGTATTCAAAGATACTGTGCTGCTATACCTAAAGTTAAGTGTGTGGTTTGCAGTGGCATTAGATGTGTAGTACCAGATAGATGCAGTAGCAACATCAAAGTTAATAGTTCCTGTTGCAGCAGAAGCCACAACATTTATATCTTCTTCTAATCCTCTTACGATTGTGTCTGCAAGAGTTCCACCTGCTGCTCTAGCAAGTGGGAATCCACCTGCTGTTGAGCCGTCATGGACTACTGTTACTTTCTTGTCGGTATCTACAGTAACTTCACCGAGTAATCCTGTAAAGGATGCGTGTTGTGCCGTAGTTCCTCTACGGCGTTGAAATGCAAATGGCATTAGATTGCTCCCCAATCTGAGAGGTTAGTCCATGAGGCGGATGTTCCATTGTTTGATAAGAAATAACCACTAACACCTGCGGTGATAGCGGGGGTATAACTTGCTGCCGTTACTGCACTAGAAGCAGCAGCAGTGGCAGAGGCAGCAGCAGATGTTGCTGATGTTGCTGCCGATGTTGCTGATGTAGCAGCAGCAGTTTGACTTGCTGCAGCAGATGTAGCGCTAGTTGCAGCGCTAGTTGCACTTGTTGAAGCAGCAGTGGCAGCAAGTTGTGCCTCAGCCGTAACAGTAGCAATGTTGATGTATGTTGTTGATGTTGTATCTGGGCTTGTAATATCTCCCATGTCACGGACAAGACCAGAACCTGTTTGTCCAGTAATTGCTACATAAGAAGCATCTGCGCTAGTTGCACTTGTTAAAGCAGATGAAGCCGAGGTTGCAGCACTTGATGCCGATACAGCAGCCTGAGCAGATGAAGCAGAAGCATTAGATGCAGAAGTTGCAGCAGCCGATGCACTGCTTGCTGCAGCAGAAGCGCTGGTAGCAGAAGAAGTGGCAGAAGTAGCAGCACTTGTAGCGCTAGTTGCTGCAGATGTTGCTGAGGTAGCAGCATTGTTTGCGTAAGTTACAGCAGATGCTGCGGATGATGCTGCAGTTGAAGCAGAACTAGCAGCGCTTGTAGCGCTAGTAGCAGCAGCAGTAGCGGATGCAGCAGCACTTGTTGCTGATGTGGCTGCAGCAGTTGCGCTGGCAGCAGCAGCAGAAGTAGATGCAGAAGCACTAGCAGCAGAAGTTGCTGCTGCTGTTGCACTTCCTGCAGCACTGGTTGCTGAGGTAGCAGCAGCCGTAGCGCTATTTGCTGCAGATGTTGCGCTTGTGGCTGCTGCAGTCTGTGATGCTAAAGCGCTTGCTGCGCTTGTAGCAGCAGCAGTAGCATAAGATTGATTGGTTGTAATCAGTGCATCTACATAAGACTTAGGCGCTGCAGATGATGATGACATACCAGCAGATGAAAGACCAGTAATAACTGGGCTACCTGAAATGGTAGGGCTAGTAATTGTAGGGCTGGCAATAGTTGCTGCAGATGCAGTTACTGTTCCAGTAATAGTAGCGCCATTGATTGTTGGTGTTGTAAGAGTTTTGCGAGTAAGTGTTACTGATTGGTCAGAACCAACTATTGAACCATCGCCTGCCACAAGTCCGTGCACATGTGTTTGTGAAGCGTTGGAAAGAATACCTGAGTCAGTATCATAACCACGGGCTGCAATATGAGTTTGTTCTTCTTTAAAGTCACGACCAGATACACCATGGCGCACAGATGTACCAGCAGTGTGAGATACTGCTTGAGTGTTATCTTGACCACGAACAATAGTAAGAGTTGTACCATTAACAGCAGTTACTGTACAAACTTCTTCTCTGTTTGTATCTGGTCCAATGATGATTGTAAATGGAGCAGATGGATAACCGCTAACAGATACAACAGAAACGCTTGTGGTTGTATCGCCAGTTGCTGCTGATGAAATAGAACTAACGAGTGTTGTTTCAATCGCTGTGGCGGAAAAGTTCCGCTTGAGTACGCCTGGGTCGCCTGCTGCCATTGGGGTGCCTTATCTCTGATAGTGTGAACGAATTGGGAATTGACGGCGTTGGTTTTCCGCTACTTCCATAAGACGGGTGTTGTAAACATTGAACAAGAAGCGTGCTGCGTTTTCGCCACTTCGTGCTCCACGCTGGTTATCAAGCACATCTGCTTCTGCAGATAATGCACCAAGGCGTGAAGGGTCTAGGAAAGAAATCATACGAAAGGCTGCGCCATAAATAACTACATCTTCGGAGTAATCAGGCATGCCAGTTACAGTTGAGTATTCTTGTGAATCTGTTGTTGTTAAATCAAAAATTGTTGGGCGCTTTGAGTAAGCCACATTGACAATACGCCCAGGTACTACTGGTGAGTAGATACCAAGAGTGTGTCCAAAGTTTCCGTTTGTGCCCCACTCTGCTGGGTTTGCTGTACGGTCAATCTGCCATGCACGCACTGGTAGCCACTCTTTAGATGGACCAATAACATGGTGAGTTACAGACAAAATGTTTTGCACTTGGTCTGGAATATCATAAGTTGTGCGAGCAGCAATAAATGGGAATTGATATTGACCAATAGCAAACACATCTGGATACATCGCATTGATAGTGTCGTTAATAGCACGCTTAACTTCGTAGCGTGGGAACAATGGTGCTATCAATACCTTAGATGAATTGTCATGTGTTGTTGCTATAGTGCCACGCTGCCCACGACCCCATGGTGCAAGAGTAAGAGTATTGTCAATGTTATTTGTATTATTGACATACATAATCTCATCGCCAATTTGAATAAAGCCACGGCTTACAACGCTGGCATCATTAACTGCAATAGTTGTTTGCGTAGAAGTTGTTACAGCGCCAGTCAACCATGTGGTTGATTCCATGTTTAAACTGTAGCCATGTAGAAGCGTGTCTACACGGTCAGTAATCTGTTCAAGGGTACTCACAGGTCAATGCTCCTTAAGGCTGATACGGCTGACTTGCCTGTGGTACCAGCAAGTTCATTACATACTGCGTTTAACGCTTTGTAGTCATTTTTTTTGCGAGTTGGGTCTGCTTTGTAATTAAGTGCTGCATCAAGACCCAAGCCAGTGGTTCCAGCCCACTTATTGGCAGCGCCTTGTAAATCTTTAAAAGCAGTACGGGCTGGATATGTGCCAGAATTGGCAAGCCTGTTTAGTTCTGCTTGGAGCGTAGAGCCTGCATAACCTGTAGCCATAATTACCACTTCACCTTATCTGCCCAATACGCTGCACTCATTTTGCCTTTGGCAATGTTTGTGGCATGACGAGCCTTAAATGATTTTTGTCTTTCTGTTGGAGTTTTATCTCCGCTAACACCCTGTTGACCAAAGCGAATAGTTTTGACCTTATCGCCTTCTTTAGCCACAACTACATGTGACTTTGTTGGATGACTTGGTGTGCGCTTAGGCTTGTTAAAGCCTGACACTCCTGC